AGAATCTTTTTACCAGGCGTTGCCTCATAAATTCCAGATTTAGTACATCCGTGTAGACCACCTAATCCATAATCTGTTGGCGTATTTTTGAAGTTCATCCTATATTTAGGACCAGCTTCTTCTTTTTCATTGTTTATTGAAGTATCTACAACCAAACTTTTAAACCAGTTGTGTACAGCTTTAAACTCAGGCGTTTGAAATTCCACCATAGGCAATATGATATTTCTAACAGTAACAAAGGGACGTTCTGTCTTCATCACCTTAATATCATTTTTATTTTTACCTAACTTGTCACTCAAGAAGTGTAAGAACATTTCTTTACTAATACGAGGCTCACTCGCACTATGCAATGAAAGATTGTAAGTAGCACTCAGTTCAGCTCTAAGATTGATCTGACTTGCCATTACTTGTTCTCCTTTTGGATTCTTTAAGATAAAGATTTCTTTAGTAGAAAGAACGTCATTGATACAGTAATTGACCACCATATCCAGGGTAGCTTGATCTTCAACAGGTTGATTATGCGGGTGAGGCATTTCTTCAACATTGAACCAATCCATTGAAAACTGAACCCACTTCAGAGAAGTACGTTTAGCATTGCTGTCCCAATGGTTAAGTTTGAAAATATCCACACAAGGAATAGTAAGCTTAAATTCTGGATAATCAAGGAATTCACCCCTGTTTGACTTATCAATGATGGTTTTTACATAAGAATAAATTCTTGCAGCAAATTCTTCACCCTGTAAACCAGAGTAAAAGTCTAAGTTCTCAAGAATATGCTCAGTAATTTGCGCGTCAAACGCCAAATTGTTGTAACCAAAATGCCAATCTCTATTTTGCTGATTTTCAAGCAAGAACCTTATAAACTCATGTGTATCATTGCGATGTTTTCCAATCACAAATACATGTTGTTCATCTGAATCATATGACCTGAACACAGCTACAAAACAATTGACAATGGTTTCATAGTCCATTATCCAGAATTTTCGCTGTCTAGTCATTATTTATCAGTTTCTGTTTTACTTAAATCAATAGGTTCATTTACAATGTTTAACGCATCATGGTCAGAATTTACAGCAAACATTTGAATAAAGCGTTCAATGTCGCTTTTATTGTCAATGTAATACTCATAGTAAGTTTCCATGATTCTGCGTTCTTCAACATATTGAGCTCCTTCTGAATTACGCAAAGGAATAACTTGACCTTTGTCAGTCAACTTAGGTAACATTTGTGGTTTGTCTTTTTTGTCTTTGCTAATCACAGCCAATACACGAGTATTTGGATCATAGATTACCTCATTAAAAGGACATTCTGCTGTTAAAGGTAGCATGCGGAAGCTCTTGCGTCCATACCAGTCTGTGCTATACACAAACATACATTTTGTTTCTTGTTGCATTTTTGGTTTTTAAATTAAATTGTTAAATAATCTCTAGTCCTTCTGGACAAAGTTCTGTTAAAACTTCTTTTTCTTTGTCAAAGTGATCGCAAAGTTCACCTACACTTCTAATAAAGTCTTCTTCTACATCCAGTATTTGAGCATATTGCTTAAAGTACTTTGCAGGAAATATAAAAGACTCTATGTACACCCATTCAGGAGTGTGTACGCCATAATAATCAGCGAGTGTCTTTTTAGCTTGTGAAGACATTTCTGAGTATTTTCCTCTAATAAATGCGTCATAATCAGCACTCATTGAGTTAAAATCAAAGATATAAACAATCTGATCATTGTCAAGGGGTACACACATGTCTAACATTTTATGTGTGATCAAATACTCTCTTTCAAATGATTTCCATTTTTCATCTTCACTTTGATTGTAGACACAAATAAGTTTCCTAGAAGATGGTTTATAAGCAGTTCCCTGCCAGCCCAAATAAGTTTGAACTGGACGGGGGTGCTTGTCTTTTTTGAAACCTAATATTGGATACAAAAAGGTAAATGACTTTTGGAAATACTTGTTGTATATCTGTGAAATCATAATACTACTTCATTGTTTACAAGGAATTCATAAGGTAATTCAAAAGACTTCTTTTCAAAATGAAAATTAGCCTTGTTGATCATCTCATCTGTTTTTACTAACCACTCTTTCATTGTCTCATCTGAAACTCTGATTGGTGCAATTTGCATGTAAGGATCTACAACAACAAATCTAAATGTGATTTTGTAATCAGCGTATTCAGGTTTGCTCAAGTAGACATGCTGTACCATTTTATAATAAATAGCAGCTTGCATCCAATAACGATAGTACTCAATACTATCTTTAAAAGAACCAATGTCTTTAGACGTTTTCTTCAAGTCATTGACTCTAATTTCTTTAGCGTTGCTGTCAAAAACAAGATTATCAATAAATCCTCTTAGACCAAACAAGAAGTTTTCATCAAACATTGCAAGTTCAATCTCGTTTTGTTTTGTGACACCATTGAAACTATCACCAAAGAATCCCATCACATCCATTACAACAGGTTTGCTTTTGATCTTTTCAACTACAGAAGTAGCAAAAGCATGTGTATCATGATCAACGACAGTTCTTCCTTCAGCTTTCTTCATGTAATCCCAGTAAGCAACATGATCTTCAGTAATGATTTTGTCAAGACGTTGAGCATCTGTTTTCAATGATTGATACAAGTTCATGTCTACAAGAATATCAATAATTGCTGGACTGAATTCGTGCAAATCTTCGCGTGTGTCACCACTAGCTTTCAATTCTTTATAGTGATTAAACAACGTGTGTAATAATTTTTTAGGATTATCACTTGGTGTGTTTACAGCACTTAAAACAAACTCATCATCAAAAGATTCTGGTTTGAGTAATAGACAGTGAATAAGCTTACCTTCAATCATATTTTTGTCCTCAGTGTCATCTCTTTGACCAAGTACATAATGACTGTAAAATAAGGCAGGGCTGAACAACAATTTGTTCAATCCTGAGTAAGATAGCAGAAAAGGTTTTGAGAAGAATGCTTCTTCTTTTTGCATGCGTTCTGCAAACGCTACATCTGATGTGAATTTAGCTACTGCCATTTTTTTAACATTTACAATTTTCCATATCCCTTGCAAAGTATCTACCTAAAATATTACCATTATATGTGTTGGCTTTCAATACATCATTTTTTACTTGATGTGACAACTCACAATAGTTTAAATACTTTTTAGTACAACATACTTCCAAGATTTCTCTTTTGAAATTTTCAGGTCCCATTCTTGCAACATCTTCTTTTAAATCTACAGATGAACCATAATAGGTCATCCAATCAGATTCTTTGACAGTTTGCTTGAATATCTTTCTTGTACCTGTTTGTGTTTTTTCTCTTTTAGAGATTCTAGTCTTACGCTTATGGTAAAGACTTTTTTGGCCAATGTAAAACTTACCTGTCTTTAGGTTGGTTATTTTGTATATAAAGCCAATTACCTCCTCATGATTTGGGATATCTTCAACTTTTAATACCTTCTTTTTAAGTGAAGGGAAATACCAATTTGTCATAAAATTGTTTATTAAGTTTTACAAAAGTAAAGAAGTTCTTTAAGATAATGAACTTAATCATTCTCTAAATGACTCTTTACATATTTTTCGCAAGCATTGTTGAGTTTAGGAACAAACTCATAGATTGCTTTTTTGACACCATGTATTTTGACAATGTCAGCAATGTCTTTTTCCAATGGTAAATAACAGAAAGGTATTTTATATTTTTCTTCATATGCCTTCATAGCTTTAATACCAGCTTCATCACTGTCAAATACAGTAACAATAGACTGATACAAATCTTTAAATTCATAGATTACATCTGGATGCAAGATGCTGTTTTCACTATCAGGTGCAACGACATCTACATTAAGATTCATACTTTTAATTGCCATGCAGTCTTTCAAAGAAGATGCTATGATCAAAATAGGTTTGTTTTGCAATTGCTCATAACCTTGTATGTAATCACAGATTTTAATAAACTTTCTTTCTTTATTTTTTGGTTGGTATATCTTGTAAAGAATGCCTTCTTTTGTAAAGTAACCATACACATGTTTACTTACAATTGAGAATTCATCCTGAACGTTTTTGTCATGATCTAGTTTTTGCATAACATATCTATCAATTGGTGCAACATTATATTGCTGAAGCAATTGGCTGCTTATGTTATACTCAGACCAGAATTCTGCGTCATTCTTAGTCCACCCTCTGGTTTTCCATCTGTCAACTTTCCATTTAGAATGTTCTATAATTTTTGTTTCACAAATTTTACCAGTTTTCAAATAGTCAGAGTAGTCTTTAATGATTCTCTGAGAAGCTTCATAAAAAGAAACATTCCAGATGTGCATCATTAAATCAACAGGGCCTCCACTTTTACCTGTGGAAAAACATTTGTACTTGTAAGTTCCTGTCTCGCCATTGTAATAAATATACATTGAAGGAGTCTTGTCATTGACATTAAACAAGCTGTTAATCCTGATACTTTGACCTGATAATTTTTGAGATAGACCAAGATAGTTTTCAAAGACCCAGTTTGATGGGACTTTATTTACGTCATCAATAAAAAACTTGGATGAAAACATATCTTACAAAATTAAAAAAAAGGTGGGTTTTGAGGCCCACCCTTTTTAATTATACAAACAGTGTGATTATGGTAAGTTTAGAGTTGCTGGTGCAGTTCCTCCTTCAGGAAAAGCTGTTGCAGGCATTGCATTTCCAACATTAAACATGTCATCTGCTGGAGCACTTGCTTGTCCACCAAATTCAGTTACTGTTTGAGCAGGCTCATCTGCTTTTACAATAATGTGTTTAGCAGCATCATACTCTAAAAGATTTACATAGTTTCCTTCTGCATCTTCCATTGCTGAGTATGGGAATAATTTACCATCTTGCTTAGGGAAGAACAAACGATAGTTAGCTCTGTCATAACCTTCAGTAAAGTATTCTTGACCACCAATTGTAAACTGAGCCCATAACTCAGGTTGTACAATAAATTTGCGTACAGCGTCAACATACTCTTCAATTGTAGCAGCTTGAATACCATCACCAGCATTCATTGCGTCAAACACATTAAGCTGTTTAGCAAGGTTGTTGATCCAACGGAACATCTGCTCATCACG